ACTTTATAATGAAGCAAAAGGTTTTATTAAATATAAAAAAGTCGCCGCGGGGGGTTTTTATTCCCCTTCCCCCCTTTCATTCCCCAATTAGAGGGGGGGGATTTTTATGCTGCTATTTTTCTTTCACGTACGTAAAGTAGATCCACAATAAAATTAAAAATACTATAATACTACTCATTAGCAAACACTCCTTTCACAATCAACTTTCAAGCAAAGTGGCTTCCTGAATTAATTCTTGCACTATCTTCTCATTACATTCTTCAACAAGTGACTTCATCCGGAACAAATCAATAATTCCCCAGATCCCAAAACCGGCGCAAGTGATCCAGTATAAGATGTTCTTGATGGGCTGCCCAAGATAGAAATAGTGGATACCACACAAAATCCAGCAGATGTACGCCATAGACGTCTCTTTTTCTTTAGTATTGAGCTTACTCGTCACGTAGCTTTTCTGCGTCGGCGTCAGGTCCTTTAATAGTAATAACGTTGTTACTGTCATTTTAAAAGTCTCCTCTCTCATAAAAAATTATTGTATCTCGGACTGTCTTAGTACAGCTAACCCTAATACTTTTATGCTTTCGCAAGTATCTTCGGTAAAAAACATAGGCGCATATTTACTGTTAGCTGAAGCCAAAGACACCGTTTTACCCGATTTATAAAAACGTTTTAGACAGACTTTTTCATTATCTATTTCAACGCAAGCAATTTTCCCGTTTGGTACTTCCGGCATAGACTTTATAAAGACTATATCGCCGTCGTTGATGTTTGCGTCGATCATACTGTCACCGCGGACAGTAATGCAGAAATCCACGTCATATTTATTCTCTATATCATAATACGGTGTGTCTTGATTGAGATCCTCTAACGGCTGCCCGGCGGCAGCATACCCCAGCATAGGGACTTTTTTAAATTGTGGGCGGTGTGCGCCCGGTGGAAGAATCCCAGAGCCATCATAACCCATAAGCCAGGCAGGATCCACTGATAAGGCTTCTGCAATCAGGTCAATTTTATCTTGCTTTGGGGAGTACTTACCGGTCAAATAATCGGAAATTGAGGAAGATCTTATGCCCGTACGTCGAGACAACTCCGCAGGGGAAACATTGTATCTGTCCATCACGGATTTCAATCTTTTAATAAGTGCTTCTTTCAAGTAGCTCACCTCCTAAACCGTATGATACACGGAAATCCGAATAAAATCAACCCCTATCAAAAAAAATATACGTTAAACCGTTGACACGGAAAACCGAGCATGCTATGATATGTACGCAAGCACGGAAAACCGTGCAATGAAAGGAGGTGAAGACCTTGATGCTAAAATACGATTATTCATATCTTCGGGGTTTTATAAAAGAACGATTTAACTCCAATCAGCAATTTGCCGATTTCTTGGGGATCGGAACAACCGCGCTGTATGAAAGGCTATCCGGGAAAACTGCTTTTAGACAGAATGAAATCGACGCAGTTATACAACACTGTAGTTTATCCGGAGATGAAATTAAACGAATTTTTTTTACCCGTAGAACACGGAAAACCGTGTAAAACTAAACGCAAAAAGAAGTGAGGTGATGAAGAAAATGACAGAAATAAAAATATGTCGAGATGCAAACAAAGCATTAAGGCGGAATGTTGACCTACAACGGATGAGCGTGTTCGTAGAAACCAAAAAAGAACTTAACGCGCGGCTCATGGAATTACCGTCCGGGGATTTAGAGAAGCTCGCTAAGCTTAATAAGCTGTTTGATGAAATTATTGATGACGAACTCAAGAAGCTATAAATCGGCTGGCAACAGCAAGAATTGATTGAACCGTGAAGTCAATGCTGTGTTCCATCACATATTTCTTGATTTTATCCCAGATTTTATCATCTGCGATAGCGTCGTAGAATTGCTGCCCTTTGAATGTTAATTCAATTCGATAATAGGCAGGACCATCTTTCGTACTTCCGTCAATAGCGGTCAAACATCCTTCGTTAATAAGGATTTTGATGTGGAAAGCGATAGTCTTGTACGAGATGCCGTCGCCCTTAAAGGCGTAAGAAGACAGATCGCCGGATTCATCTTCAATCACGAGTCGAAGAATATCTCGAAGTATGTCTAATCGAATACGCATAGCGTTTGCACCTCCTCTCCGCCTCAAATTATAGACGGAAAGGAGTAGTAAAGCAAAAAAAAATCACATTAATTTCTTCTCTCCATCGAGCCGCTCGCAAATAACAAGTTGTTATTGCTATATCCATTGTGAACTGTGTTATGCTCGACAACTATTAAGCCGGGCGGCTCGACGGAGAGAAGAACAAAAGAAGTGAGGTGATCAAAATGGAAATCGCGCTGCTATCAAAAGAAGAAGCACGACGGCTGCTCAAAATTTCCCGGTCGACGTTTTGGCGACTGGAAAAGAAAGATATCATCCGGCCGGTGCAGTCACTTCTGCCGACGAGGCGATACAGACTCGCCGACATTGAAAAACTGGTAATGAGATAAGGAGGACTCAACATGATTGACAAGGTAATGAATTGGCTCTGGTTGTTCGTGTTTATCACGATGATTATCGCAGTCGTGGAGAAACTGTCATGCGTACATTTTTAATCGCATTTACGGCAATTGTTCTCTTAGCCGGCGCCGCGGTGGACGCGGATAACATCTATCATCGGATATTTCCGGAGACAAAGATTGTCGAGTACCGCCGAGAGGTAAAGCCCGGAGATACGCTTTGGACAATTTGTGGTGAGATAGCGACAGACAAAGAGGACCTGCGGAAACTGGTTTATCAGGCGAAGAAAGACAACAGGATCCGGGACGTGGGCAATCTGCAGCCGGGGACGCTAGGCAGTGTAAGAGTTGAGGAGGCGAGAAATGGATGACAGACCATTTAGTGTGGCACTTGTCAAAGATGATTGGGATTTAGTTCTGGCCGCACTGGAGATCTGCAAAGAGAATGCATCATCACTCATGGAGCACGAAATCGAATGCATTATCCGCGGAATAAAGTCAGATTTAGATAGTCAAGGTTTTTAAAAGTAGAGGAGATGAGGTAAAAATGGCGTGTAGGGGAAATGTCGATACCGAAGATGTAGATATGGTAGCACAAGTGGCCCGTAGCGGGGAGTTCATACTGTGCGGATATCTTAAAAACTTCGAACGCAGCATGTCTGTTGAGCAAAAAGAAAAAGTGATAGCCGCTACGGATTTCTTTGAGACGTTAGCGGATCACTTAGAAACTTTATCAGCCGCTGTCGAAGACATGAATTACAGAGAGGAGATGTATGAATGCGGAGAAGATTATTAACTATTTTATTCACATTGTTAGCGCCCTTCGCGGCGCATGCGGAATGGCTCATCGCAGAATGCAGCGCTTACACGCCATACGATTGCGGGACTATTACCGCAACGGGCGAAACAGTCCATGTTGGTGGGGTAGCTTGCAGCTTCCTACCATTCGGTACAGTCGTCGTTATTGACGGCGTGGAATACATCGTAAACGACCGCTGCGGCATAGATAACTGCATAGATATTTTCATGGAAAGTTATGAGGACGCTATCCAGTTCGGAAGACAGCACAAGGAGGTTTATATCAAGAGATGAATCCGATCATGCAACCAATTATTAATAAATACACCATGCTATATGTGGCACATCCTTTTGGAGGAAACTTGGACAATATCGCACGTGCTGAAATCCAGCTGTCCAAACTACGAAAGTTGCTGCCCCGGCATACGTTGATATCGCCGATTCACAATTGGAGCTACTTAGATTATGAGATGTCGAATCAGGTAGCAGCAATCAGCGACTGCGTAAGCCTGCTTCTTCGCTGTGATGCTCTCATATTGACGGGGCGTTGGGAAGAATCCGCAGGCTGCCGGGCAGAGTACATCGCCGCGAAAGTAAAAGGTTTACCAGTTTTCACTTTCGACGGTGACGATCTGCAGTCCATATAAAAAGGAGAATTTATGAAAAAGACAAAAATAAACAGGCTGTACGACCTGTACGTAGACAATCCCGCGATTAAAGATCAGGAAGCCGCGGAACTGCTGGACACGGATTACCGAGCCATAGGCACTATGAAACGACGGCTTAGAGACCACGGGTACATCCAGATCGAGGATAACAGCGAAGTATCTATCCTCATGCCGTATAAAGACCAAGCAGAAAAAGGAATCGGCGGACTTCGGCTCGAAGTTGTTCTGGAAATGCTGGAGTACTACCGGGAAGATTTCCGCGGGCAAGAAACTTTTGCTGAGCGGATGAAAGTCGGCAGAGAAATCCGCCTGCTGTTGGATATGATCCGTTAATCAGGAAAGGAGACGGTTATATTGTTTGAGTGCACAGGATGCCCGCATTACGGATACTGCATACCCGACGATTGCGCAGACATGAAAAAGACCCATGAACAGCAGCCACTGGTCAAGGGTCAAAGAAGAAAAACTTCTATTTTAAGGATACTACAAAGAAAGCGAAAAGACAATGGACTACAAAACTTTTATTGACTCAAAAAGCCGAATATCCGAAAGCTACGGGTTTGAAGTACCTGCAGAAAATCTTCATCCTCGACTGTTCGATTTCCAGCGGGATATCGTCCGCTGGGTACTTGCTAAGGGCCGCGCCGCTATTTTTGCCGACTGTGGACTTGGAAAAACTCTGATGCAGCTTTCGTGGGCAAGTGAAGTGGCACAACACGAAGGAAAACCTGTTTTAATCTTAGCCCCACTGGCGGATTCCGCGCGGGCAGCAGCCGCAAGGCAGCGCCCTCGGATCTCGCCTCTCCTTTCCCCACAAGCAGAAGACGTAATGCCGGGAATCAACATCACGAATTACGAAAAACTGGATCGCTTTGATACGTCCGTTTTTGCCGGTGTAGTGCTGGATGAGTCGTCTATTTTGAAATCGTTTACCGGCAAAGTCCGAACTCAGCTGATCGAGTCGTTCAGCCGTACACCGTACCGGTTAGCATGCACAGCTACGCCCGCGCCGAATGACTTCATGGAACTTGGTAACCATTCTGAGTTCTTAGGGGTTATGTCACGGACAGAGATGTTGTCTATGTACTTCGTTCACGACAGCGGGGAAACGTCTAAGTGGCGGCTCAAAGGCCATGCAGAGACTAGCTTCTGGCGATGGATGGCCAGCTGGGCTGTCGTTCTGGATAACCCGAAAAGCTTAGGCTACGAAGACGAGGGTTACACGCTTCCTGAAATCCGCATGCACGAGATTATCGTTGACGGCGATGCCCCGGTAACCGAAAAACTAACTCTGACGCAAAGGCGATCCGCTCGGAAAGAATCACTGCACGAACCCCGCCCGCCGGCGGCCGCGCGGCGGCCGGCCGGTCGTCGCGACGACGAGGTCGAAGCCTACATAGCCGAGGCGGAGTCGAAGAAGTGGAAAGCCTCGGAGCGAGAGCTCGCGGGCGGAGCGTCCTTCGAGCTTTCGGTCGTCATGCTCGTGACCGGGCTCGGGGGGTAGATCGGCGAGCGCCTGGTCGATCCGGTCGTGGTCACGGGGCCGCCGCCCACCGCAGGCCCGATGGCGTCGCCGTCGTTCCCCTGGACGTGCTGGGCCTCCTCACCCGCGCCGGCCTGTTACCCCG